GGTCTATGGCAAATTATAAAACACAGCGCAAACTAAAGCCTAACTTAAATCCAAAATCAAAAGACTTTGCGGAAAAATTAGCCGCCCAGCTTGTTCAGGGGATGATTGATGCTGCTACGCCGGGAGAACCTTCGCTGATAGATATTAGGCTGCCTATATCCATCCCAAAAGCAGACGTGCCTAACATGGACTATTTTCCTTCGTATAATGGTATGTCACCAGAGCAGCGGCATAAATATCTAAGCTGGTTGACGGATATAACACACCCCATCAACATAGGTTATGTCTTTGTGTTTCACTATGGCTTGGAGAGGCATTTGCTGTTTGGCGATTATGAAAATGCTTTTATGACCATAGCCGAATTACAAAAATATCATGATAACAAGTCCTTTCGTCTATATTCGTCCAGCGCGATGTTGGTTTGTATATTGAAACATCAAAGGCAAGATTTGTTGGAGCATCTTAACCTCGAATACGTTGATGCAAAATTGCTTCTCTTTATCCTTGCTTTGACCACCAAGCAAATTACCGCAAAAGATATCATGTGTTCATGTCGGCAAGTCGGTTTTACAAATAAGCGATATATTACTTCTTGCCCGGAACTATTTGAAGCTGAGTTAAAAAGCGTCTTGCTCGAAAATTACGGACAGGAAACATACCCTATTCATGACGATTTAAGACAAGCAACGGGTGCATTTTTCTTTGCAATAGCTAATTACTCGTTAAAACTCGATGAACGCTCCGCCCACCTGCCGGATATAACTACAAGCCCACGGTTGATGAAGGAACTGCCAGCCATTTTGAAAGAGGCCCATAACCGGACAAAGGCCAAGGTAACACAAGCAAGAAAACAAAAGGAAGGTGAGTAAATGCGAAAACTCAAAATATACCTCGACACCTCTGTCATAAGCCACTTGGATGCGCCTGACCGCCCCGACTGGATGGATGATACGCTCAAATTGTGGGAGACTATAAAGGTCGGCGCATATGATGTTGTGCTTTCATACGTTGATTTCAACGAGATTGCCAAATGCTCAGAAGAAAAACAGGCCACCCTTGCCGATTTCCTCACACAAATCCAATACATGCACGTTGAATACAGCGATGAAATATTCGCTCTTGCCGGGGAATTTATACGGCTTGGCATTTTGAAACAAAAGAGCTTTGATGATGCCCAGCACATTGCCACCGCTATGGTATCCGGTTGCGACATAATCGTGTCTTGGAACTTCAAGCACATGGTAAACCACAAGACCATTGACGGCGTTAAAATAGTATCAGCCCTAACCAAATACCGGGATGTAGCCATATACACACCCACCATGCTTATAGGAGGTGATGACGATGATTCATAATGTGCCGAAACCAGCCATAAGCCCAGCCTTTACTATTGAGGACATCCACAAAATCAGGGAATGGCATTACGAAATATTAAAGGATGCCACTCCACAGGAAAGAGCCGATTACTATAATGCTGGTTCAAGGGAGTTCCAAGACTACCTTGCAGAGCGTAAACGGTTAAAGGCTCTTGCTACAACATAACCTACGCACTCAGCTTTTTTCCCGCACAACATACGTTATGGAGTCGCGCAATTCGGTGGTGTCAATTAGTGGAATTGGATTTGAAACAAGTTGCTGCCCTTTATTGGCTGTGAATGAAACATTTTTGCCATCTCCTGTTGTGAACTTGACCTGTTTTTCGGCATTAGATGCTTTCAAAGCCTTTCGATTTCTCTGTTCTAACGTAGATTCTGCCAATGGTGCCACCCCGTTGGCTGGGTCGTTCATGTAGGATTTAGCCGCATTTTGCCCTGCTAAGCCAGCTTTATCAAGATTATGCCGCATACTGGCAGAATCGCCAGCCATAGCTGCTTTAACTGCTTCACCCATTACCTGCCCTAGACGTTCTTTATTGTTTTCCAACGCTGGTTCGATTATAGGGCGGGGAGGGATATTGTTTGCAGGGCTTCCATGAGAATGAATGTACATCAAGCCAGCGTTAGTAATTTTGCCGTCCTTCCTTGCGGTTTTATCTTCTGGTATGCCTACCAGTACATGAGTATTTTCTAGCTCCTTCATGACTTGCTCAATAATATTGAATTGATTGTCTTTTTCTACAACATCAGCAAAAATATCAAGCATAATTCGCCGTCCTTTCTATAATCAGGTTGTTATGAACTAAAATCTGTTGTATAATGCCATCAGTAAAGACGCACCCGGCACATTTCCCGGAAGCGTCTTTCGTGGTTTTAAGGGATATATTTGCGGGTAGGTATAAGATAGGTATATTTCAGAGTTAAAAATAATATTCACATAATTTTCTTGAACTGTAAAAACCCCATTTTATCATGTAAAACACCATTGTAAAAAACCGTTCTTGGAAAGTCAATCCAATCAATATCAATCAGCGGTTCAGCAAAACAGCGGCAATTCCAAATGTTCCCGGCATGATATGGGCCATGTGAATTTTCTTGGCCTTTCAAGGATTCAGGATTTGGGGGATTGCTCCAATTCACTAAAACCCCTTCCATGTGCCTGTGTGATTCCCTTACCCTCATGCCGTCTTGCGCCGTTCGCCAAAGATACCAATTGATTCCTAGATTTTGCGCTCGTACTTGCGTTAATGCGGATTGTGCTTTTGCTGTTTCAGTCCGGGCAATGCGGCGGGCCTGAAATTCCAACAAGTCATCAAACTCTTTCAAAATATCCTGTGTTAATTGTTTATGCCGGATACCTGAAAAAGCTGATTCCTTTGCCATGTAGGAAGCCATTTCGGCATCAAGCCTATTGGGTATGGTCTTAATCAGGTTTGAATTGTTGATTACAATATCCTGAATAAAACCTCCCATAGGGGCATTGTTTAACTCATGCTGTAAGGCTTGAAATATCGCTTTCCCTCGCCGCCGTCCGGCTTCCTGTGTAAATCTATGCCATTGCCGCCCGCCTTCCCGGTATACTTGTTGTGCCATATTAGCGGCCATGTTTTCAGCAAAGGTAATGAAGCCGGGGGTATTTTGGATAATCAACAAACGGCGGCTGATTTCCTCGGTTGTCGTAGCATTGCCCAAGTAAGTGATTATCTGCCGCCGCAATTGCTGCAAAGAACGGTTGTATTGTTGCTCTACTCTATTTGACCATTCCCAAGCCGTTTTCAGTATTTGTGCAATGAAAATCACCACCTAATAAAAATAAAACGCTACAATTACAGTGTTTCACAGGGTTATTGTTACTAACCCGTTGCTAATCACAACAATTCATGCACAAACGGCTTCAACTTTTTCACTTCCTCAGCCATTGCAAGCGCATTTTGGGTTAATTCCGCTGTCAATGTTTCATCTTCCACGGGTTCAGGGGATTCAGGCGGCTTGCCAAACAAATCCGGCATAAGAACATCACCGCCAATAGGCTTATCATCGGCGGCTTCAATATCTTCATCCGTGATTGATTGCCACATGCCCGTTAAATCTGTAGAATTTTTTAATTCTTTCAGGGCAATCTTTTGGCTTATCATCCCGGCTGTGAAGGCCCCGGTTACGGCTGTTCCAATCTGCCCCGCCAATGTCTTGCGTTCATTTTCCGAAGGGCGGCGCACATTATCAAAATCATAATCAAAATCATCAGGGATTGCGCCGAAGGCCGACATGCACATAATAGGGAATAGAGTATCATACACGGGCCGCAAATCGCTTTCTTGCTTTTCCTCGATGCTGTCATAGTAATTCTGCATGTCGCTTTCCCCTGTGGCGTTCATACCAGCCGGGGAACGTCCAAACAGCTTTGTAACAGGGATTTCAGCTGCCCCGGCAATATCCATCATAAACAATTCGTAAACATCGGATAACCCGGAGAAGCTGTATTGACGAGTTTCCAAGCTGTCATTCTTGCCTATGATTTGTGTGCCGTTGCTGTTCATCATGGCATTTAGCAAAACCAATTCTTGCATAAGCTGTTGACGAATTGGCCCCGGCATCAATGCCGCTTCTTCGAAGCCCTCTTTTTTGTAAACGTGCAAATTCGCCCGGAACACAAGGCTTGCAATGTTGAAGCTGGTATTATCACGCTTTTTCAACTCATCGAAGATATGTTCTAACTCGCTGGCCCCCCAATACGTTTCCCCCAATTCCTCAATATAGGGAAGGTCACGGCCTGTAAACCTCACAATCCGGCTGTGATGGATGCGCTGATTGTAGCCCAATCCATCACCCTGTATGTTGTAGTATTCGGGTAATCCAAAATCAGGGTCGGAAAAATCGTCAACCGTTTCAAGCTGTGGCATAACGCCGCTCCAACGGTCAAGGATGATTAACCCTTTGAAGCTGTCCGGCATCACCATATCCAGATCAAGGGGTTCTTCCAAAATATCTTCGTGGCCGTCAATGATGATTACACCAGCGGCCCCACCGTACAAACGGCCCCATTTAAGCCCCTTCAATATCTTTGCCCGAAGCCCCGTACTTCTTTCAAGCCGTGTTAGCTTGCGGCGGGCATCAAGGTCAAGTTGGCTGTTTAGCTGATACCCGTTTTTCATCATATCTTCAGGAATAACGTCAATCAGCCGCTTCACAATCCAATTGTTGCG